ATCAAGTATGGCGATCAAGTGTTTGTGCGTGATCCAGAAACATTTGAAATGTACTGGGTTGACATGGTCAAGGTCAGCAGAGTCATTGTGAACGAAAGCGAAGGCAAGCGTCCTGAGCAGTATGTTATCCGTGACATCAATCCCAACTTTGAAAATCTAAGTATTGCTCCCAAAACCACCAGCGATTACTATGTGAGCCGTGCCACAGGATCTGTGGGGCAGAACAACTACTCGGCACCCAATGGCGGCGGTGGAGGCGGCTATGGTGGATCAGCCGGCAACAGCAGATTCACACAGGCCATGAACGAAACCACAGTGGATGCCAAGCATGTGGTACACCTGAGCTTGAACGAAGGTCTTGACTATTTTTGGCCGTTTGGACAGAGTATTTTAGAAAATATTTTCAAAGTTTACAAACAAAAAGAACTGTTGGAAGACTCAGTGCTGATATATCGTGTGAGTCGTGCTCCAGAACGCAGAGTGTTCAAGATTGACGTTGGCAACATGCCCAGCCACATGGCCATGGCCTTTGTGGAACGAGTAAAAAATGAAATGCATCAGCGCAGAATTCCCACTGTGAGTGGTGGCGGTGCCAACATGATGGATGCTGCATACAATCCATTGAGCATCAACGAAGATTACTTTTTTCCGCAAACAGCCGATGGTCGTGGCAGCAGCGTAGACACCTTGCCCGGTGGCACAGGATTAGGCGAAATTGACGATTTGAAGTATTTCAACAACAAAATGGCTCGTGGTCTGCGTGTGCCATCCAGCTATTTGCCCACTGGTCCCGACGACTCAGACCGTACAATGAACGACGGAAAAGTAGGCACAGCCCTGATACAAGAGTACAGATTCAACCAATACTGTGAACGACTACAGCGTTTGATCATGCAAAAACTTGATGATGAATTCAAGATGTTTATGAAATGGCGTGGATTCAACATCGACAACAGCATTTTTGATATTGTGTTGGGTCCACCACAAAACTTTGCAAGTTATCGTCAAGCAGAAATGGACACCAGCCGTGTGAGTACATTTGGCGCATTGGAACAATTGCCCTACATGAGCAAGCGTTTCTTGATGGAACGATACCTGGGTCTGAGTCAGGAAGAAATTACTGAAAACGCAAAACTTTGGAAAGAAGAGCGCGACGAGCCTGATCTGCAAACCACACAAGGGCAGGATCTGCGTAGTATTGGCATTACCCCAGCCGGCATGGAAAGTGATATTCAAGCTGGTGAAGCATTGGCTGCAATGCCGCCCGAAGGCAGTGCTGATGTAGGTGCAGTACCTGGTGCACCGCCTGGTCCTGGAACAGCACCCTCGGCTGTTCCTCCGCCGCCAACTGCATAAATACCTGTATGATTTTAAACGAACTGTATCAGAAGCAACCTGAAGGATATCAAGATATTTCTCAGGACAACAGTCAGCCTCAACGAGGTCAGCTTCGTAAAACTCGTTTGACTTTGCGACAGTTGAGCAAATTGCGTCAGATGAATGATGTTAGAACCTTTGAGTACAAAGAAAAACTCAAAGACATTCGCAAACAGTACGCACCTCCAGCAGCGCCACCAGGCCTGTAAATTTCCTTCAAAAACGCCACTTTTGGCGTTTAAATATGCTAAGTTTACTACTTTTGTGTAAGTAATAAACATGAGCCATAACCCTTTGGAGGAAACAATATGACATCAAAATTTGAACAGTTAATTGAATTCGTAATTAACGATGAAGACGCAAAAGCTAGAGAACTTTTCCATGATATCGTAGTTGAGAAATCTCGCGAAATCTATGAAAGTCTGATGGATGACGATCAAGACCCAGTCGAAGAAGGCATGGATCCAATGGAAATGAACGACGGCGATGCTGCCGACGATTTGATCACTGACGTTGAGACTGAAGAAGAAGGTCTCAGCGAAGAAGACGACATGGATGCTGAGTTTGACGATGGCGCAGAACAAGCCGGCGATGATCTCACACATGACATCGAAGGTGCCCACGACGAAGGCGACATCGAAGATCGCGTGGTTGACTTAGAAGACAAGCTAGACGAACTAATGGCGGAATTTGAAGCCATGATGGGCGGCGATACTGGCGATCAAGATTCGGAAGAATTTGAAATAGATGCCGGTGGCGATTCAATGGAAATGGATGACACCGCTGACATTATGCCAGAAATGGGCATGATGGAAAACGTCGATCTCAAAGCTGCTCCAAAGCCAGTTACTTCAGAACCAGCTGGTACAAACAGCCGTTCCACAGTGGCTGCCAACAGTGGTGCCCGAGGCATGCAAGGTTCCCCAGTTAGAATGACTGGCGACACAGCCCAAGGCCGCCCTGCTCCGTCTGCTAAAGACATGGGCATGACAACCAGTCCCAAGCAAGGCGCCGCTCCAAAGCCTGTTACAACACAAGCTGCTGGCGTAAACACCAAGTCTCCAGTCTAAGAGAATATGGCTCGTTATCTACAAGAACATCTCAGCTTCTCGCAAGCGCAGGTAAAACTGCTGAGCGAGGACGCTGTTGATGGCTCTGGTAAAACCCTTTACATGCAAGGCATCTGCATTGAAGGTGACAAGCGCAATGCTAACGAAAGAATATACCCGGCTCACGAGATCCGCAAAGCAGTTGGCACTATCAATGAACAACTTGAAAATGGCAACTCGGTATTAGGTGAAGTAGATCATCCTGATGATCTTAAAATTAACTTGGATCGTGTCAGCCACATGATAGACAAAATGTGGTGCGACGGCGCAATAGGTTATGGAAAATTAAAAATATTACCAACCCCAATGGGTCAACTGGTTAAAACCATGTTGGACAGCGGTGTTAAATTAGGTGTTTCAAGTCGTGGGTCAGGAAACGTCGACGACAGAACAGGACATGTCAGTGACTTTGAAATCGTCACTGTAGATGTAGTTGCACAACCCAGTGCTCCAAATGCATATCCCACAGCAATTTACGAAGGACTCATGAATATGAAGTACGGACATAGATTGTTGGAAGTGGCACGCGAAGCCGGTGCGGACAACAAAGTACAAAGATATTTGACCAGCGAAGTAAAAAAGCTGATCAGAGATCTTAAAATTAGGGAGGAATAAGCATGTTAGATGCTATTAAACCGTTACTAGATAGCGATTTGATCACCGAGGAAACTCGCCAGGAGATCTCTGAAGCTTGGGAAGCCAAGATGACAGAAGCTCGTGAACAAGTTCGTGCGGAACTTCGTGAGGAGTTTGCACAGCGCTACGAACATGACAAAACAGTGATGGTGGAAGCCCTAGATCGTATGGTTACAGATGGTCTGACCGCAGAGATCCAAGCAGTTGCAGCTGAAAAGCAAGCACTTGCTGAAGACCGCGTTAAATTCACTGGCAAAATGAAAGAATCCGCAACGAAGTTTAACAGCTTTATGGTTTCTAAATTAGCCGAAGAAATTGGCGAACTGCGCAAAGATCGCAAGCAGCACAACGAAGGCCTCCAGAAATTGGAAGGATTCATTGTGCATGCATTGGCCCGTGAGATTCAAGAATTTGCGACTGACAAACGAGATGTTGTAGAAACAAAAGTTCGTCTAGTTCGTGAAGCACGAGGCCAGTTGGAATCATTGAAGCGCAGATTCGTAAAAGAATCTGCACAGAAAATGACTCAGTCTGTAAGTCGTCATCTAAAGGCCGAACTCAGCCAACTACACGAAGACATTAAAGTTGCTCGCGAGAACAATTTTGGTCGTCGTATTTTTGAAGCATATGCCAGTGAATTTGGTGCTACCCATCTCAATGAGAAAGCGGAAGTACGCAAGTTACACGACACCATTGCACACAAAGATGCCAAGTTGTCTGAAGCCATCAAACTTATTAAGAACGCAAAAGTTCTTAACGAGTCCAAAGAGCGTGAAATACGCATGATCAAGGAATCCAATGAGCGTCAAAGCACATTAGATGACTTGCTGGCTCCCTTAAACCGGGAAAAAGCAGCGGTCATGAGTAGTTTACTCGAAAGCGTCCAAACTAGCCGTTTGAAAAACGCATTTGAAAAGTATCTTCCAGCTGTTCTAACAGACCGCTCTGTAAAAGCCCCAAAAGTGATTACAGAATCCGTGTCCACAGTCACTGGCGATAAATCTGCCCGTAGCCAATATGAAGAAGAAACTGCTGAACACAGCAATGTAATCGACATCAAGCGGTTGGCAGGGTTGAATTAATTTTAAAGGAGACATTAAATGTCACAACAATTATTAGAAGGTCGCTGGGACGAGACCAAGGAAGCACTGCTTGAAGGTCTAAACGGTTCAAAGCGTAGTAGTATGAACGTTATTCTTGAGAATACTCGTAAGTACTTGAAAGAGAATGCAAGTGCTGGTTCCACAGCATCTGGTAACATTGCCACATTAAACCGTGTGATTCTGCCAGTGATTCGACGTGTTATGCCAACTGTTATTGCTAACGAGTTGGTTGGCGTTCAGCCAATGACAGGTCCGGTTGGTCAGATCCACACTCTGCGTGTGCGTTACGCCTCTGCGTTGACAGACAATTCAGCTGCACAAACAAGTGTTGCTGCTGGTCAAGAAGCACTGAGCCCGTTCACAATTGCCACAGCTTATTCATCAAGCCCAGCTGCTGCTGCTAACGCAGGCACAACTACTACCAACTACCAGGGCGCTAGCACAGCATCCATGGAAGGTAACGGCGGTAAGACTGTGTCTGTTCAAATCTTGAAGCAAGCTGTTGAAGCTAAAACTCGTAAGCTACAGGCTCGCTGGACATTTGAATCTGCACAAGACGCACAAGCCATGCATGGTATTGACGTTGAAGCAGAAATCATGGCTGCTCTTGCACAAGAGATTACAGCTGAGATTGACCAAGAGATTTTACTCAGCTTGAGCAGTCTGGCTGCCACTGAGTACACATACAACCAAGCTACTGTGAGTGGTACTGCTACATTCGTTGGTGATGAACACGCTGCTCTAGCTGTTCTGATCAATCGTGTTGCCAACCTGATCGCTCAGCGTACACGTCGTGGCGCTGGTAACTGGGCTGTTGTTTCACCAGCTAGTTTGACAGTGCTGCAAAGTGCTACTACCAGTGCGTTTGCTCGTACTACAGAAGGCACATTCGAAGCACCTACAAACACCAAGTTTGTTGGTACATTGAACGGCGCAATGCGTGTGTTTGTTAACAGCTATGCTAACGATTCGTCACCAGTTCTGGTCGGATACAAAGGTTCTAGTGAGGCTGATGCAGCCGCATTCTATTGCCCTTACATTCCGTTGATGAGCTCTGGTGTTGTGTTGGATCCAAGCACATTCGAACCAGTCGTGTCATTCATGACAAGATATGGCTTCGTCGAATTGACAAATACTGCAAGCAGTTTTGGTAACGCTGCCGATTATGTTGGCGAAATAGCAGTACAAAACCTTAGTTTCTCCTAATCAGAGATTGTTTGTTTTATTCATCTCAGGGATGGGAAGAATCAAAAAAGCGCCGCAAGGCGCTTTTTTGTTGACTTATGTATCTATAAATGTTATTATAGAGCTTACTAACATAAATAAACATATGAACAAATATAACCAATGGTACAAAAATATTACAGAACAAGCTAAAAATCGTGTTCTGGAAACATATACTGAAAGTCATCATATAGTGCCTCGTAGTTTAGGTGGCAGTGATGACCCAGACAATCTAGTCAATCTTACAGCCAGAGAGCATTTTATTTGTCATTGGCTATTAGTTAAAATAACAGTAGGAGACTCTAGATCTAAAATGATCTATGCTTTGCGTATGCTAAGAGCAGAAAAACACGGACAACAACGATATCATACCAAAATTACTAGTAGAGTTTATGAAAGTATTAAACAAGAATATTCTAAAATAGCGTCAAACAACAGCATGGGAGAAAAAAATTCCATGTGGGGTAAAACACACACCCCAGAAGCAAGAGAAAAAATTAGACAAAAGAATTTAGGAAATAAACTAACACCAGACCAACATGCTAGATTGGTAGCAAACACAACTGGTAAAAAGAAACCTCCTATCACTGAAGCACATAGAGCAAAGTTATCTGATAATCATAAAAGCAAGCAACCTGATTTTAATGGGTCGTTGTCAGATGATACTCGTAAAAAAATTGGCGATAAAATTCGTGGTCGCAAACAGACCGAAGAAGAAAAACTGGTTCGCAGTTTGGCCAACATGGGCAAGAAGCGTGAGAAACGACTCTGTCCGCACTGTGATCAACTAGTGGCAGTGAATGGGTACGCTCGCTGGCACGGTGCCCATTGCCGCCACCGGATAAATATGTCATGATCAACCAAATAAAATACTCGGGCCTGTTTCCAGAACCGCATATCAGTCCAGTGGGCACCGTCCTGGGACTTAATCAACCTCAACCGCAGCCAGCAGTGGTGCCAGTGGCGCAGCAGCCCGTTAAATCTTAAACAGTTTCAAGTGTAGGTTGATTCGTTTGACCACCGTAGCCCAGTCGCCCATTGCAGGTTGTCGGAATAGTCTGGCTGTGGCATACCACGGAGTATCGTCTCGGTTCAACAGCCAGCGCCAGCATAGTCCATAACTGTTCAGCATGATCCAAGTGGGCTTGCCCAGAGCAGCAGCCAAGTGTGCAGTAGCAGTGTCCACACTCACAACCACATCAAGATTGGTCATCAATGCAGCAGTGTCATTGAATGTGGGCAAGCCACCGGGAAAACAATGAACCCCTGCTGCTACCAATTGCGCTTGTTCCGCCGCGGTGCAATCCGTTTGCAAGTTGTACCAGTCATAGTCAGTGTTGGATTGGATCAACTCCAGCATGGTTTCAAATGGCATTCCCTTGTGTTGGTTGATCCAACTGTCCCTGCGTCCTGACCAGGCAAATCCCACTCGTAATTTATGCTTGGCGCCTAGGTTCCTTCGCCAATCGTCAATGAGATTACGATCGGGTTTTAAATACTGTATGGTTGAGGGCAAGTTTTCCACACGCACATTTATTCGACCCGGAATAGTCATCAAGGGAATCCAATAATCAAAATGATCACCAGGCGATTGCGTATAAGTCAACACTGTGACACCTTGTCCCACATCACTGCTTTGAATCAGTGTGACCATGGCATCAGTAACTTGTATGGTCACAACAGCACCAATGTTTTTTAAGTTTTGTACAAATCGCACAAACTGTATGATATCACCATGACCTTGTTCGCCACGAACAAAAATAGTCTTGCCTGTCAATTCTTCACCGTTCCAAACGGGCCAAGGATAATCAGGCAAGGTGCCTTTCAAATGTTCAAAGTTGTGTC